GAAGCCATCTCGGGTTTGGATACGACCATCGATTGGAAGAACACCGGTGATAACGCCTACGATGGGGAGAAACTCAAACTCCTCGTCCACGATGAATCGGGGAAATGGGAGCGTCCCAACAACATCCTCAACAATTGGCGTGTCACGAAAACCACCCTTCGATTAGGATCAAGAATTATAGGAAAGTGTATGATGGGATCAACATCAAATGCTTTAGACAAAGGTGGTAGAAATTTTAAGAAATTATATGATGACTCAAACGTTAATAAAAGAAATGCAAATGGACAAACTCGTTCAGGACTCTATTCTTTGTTCATTCCTATGGAGTGGAATTACGAAGGATACATTGATTCTTACGGGTATCCTGTCTTCGAGACACCACAAGAAAAAGTGCATGGACCTCATGGAACACCAATCAAAATTGGGGTTATTGAATACTGGGATAATGAGGTAGAAGGTCTTAAGGAAGATCAAGATGGATTAAATGAATTTTATAGACAGTTTCCACGTACTACTAAACACGCGTTCAGAGATGAATCTAAAATGTCTTTATTTAATTTAACTAAAATCTATCAACAAATAGATTTCAATGAAGATTTAAAAAATTCTATAAACGTAACTAAAGGAAGTTTTCAATGGGAAAACGGTGATAGAAATAGTAAAGTTATATTTGTACCTAACAACAGTGGAAGATTTTTAGTCACTTGGGTTCCACCTAATGATTTACAAAATAGAGTTGTAGTGAAAAACGGTATATATTATCCAGGTAATGAACACTGCGGAGCTTTTGGATGTGATCCATATGATATATCAGGTACAGTTGATAAAAGAGGCTCTAATGGATCTTTACATGGCTTAACTAAGTTCAGCATGGAAGACGTACCTCCAAATCATTTCTTTTTAGAATATATCGCTCGTCCACAAACTGCTGAGATATTTTTTGAAGATGTATTAATGGCCTGTATATTTTATGGCATGCCAATACTAGCAGAAAACAATAAACCTAGATTACTTTATTATTTTAAACGTAGAGGTTATAGAGGTTTTGCAATGAATAGACCAGATAAAAAATATAGTAAACTATCGATTACAGAAAGAGAAATTGGTGGAATACCTAATTCAAGTGAAGATATAAAACAAGCTCACGCTTCCGCTATTGAAACATACATAAATGATTTTGTAGGTTTAAAAGAAACAGGTTATGGAGATATATATTTTCAAAGAACCTTAGAAGACTGGGCTCAATTTGACATAAACAATAGAACTTCTCACGATGCTTCTATTAGCTCTGGCTTAGCCTTGATGGCTTGTAATAAGCACAGATACGCACCTAGCTTTGTGGTTAAAAGAGAACCAGTAAACTTAGGAATTAAAAAATACGACAATAAAGGAACTATATCAAAAATTATAAGTTAAATGAAGATACAAACGAATAGCAATAGTGCTTTTCCTAGCCAAGTAGTTAGTGATCAAGAAAAAGCTACATGGGAATACGGTAGTCAAGTTGCTATGGCTATTGAAAATGAATGGTTTGACCAAGGCAGAACTAATGGTAATAGATATTTAACTAATTGGAATAACTTTCATCAGTTAAGATTGTATGCACGTGGTGAACAATCTACTAAAAAATATAAAGATGAATTGTCTATTAATGGTGATTTGTCTTATCTTAATTTAGACTGGCAACCAGTTCCTATTTTATCTAAATTTGTAGATATAGTTGTAAATGGTATATCATCAAAAAGTTATGATATAAAAGCTTACGCTCAAGATCCATCTTCTGTAAAGAAAAGAACTCAATATGCTTCTAAAATATATGAAGACATGTTAGCTAAAGAATATCTAGAGAATTTAAAGTCTACGTTAGGCATGGACTTGTATCAAAGCTCTCCTAGTAAACTACCTGGGAGTGATGAAGAACTAGAGTTACATATGCAACTTAGCTATAAGCAATCAATTGAAATAGCAGAAGAAGAAACTATATCAAGTGTTTTAGCTCAAAACAAATACGATCTTGTAAGACGTAGACTTAACATGGATTTAACTGTTCTAGGTATTGCTGCCACTAAAACAGATTTTAATACAGCTGAGGGAATAACAGTTGATTATGTTGATCCTGCTTATATGGTTTATTCATACACTGAAGATCCTAATTTTGAAGACATATATTATATTGGTGAAGTTAAGTCTATAACTATACCAGAGCTTAAAAAAGAATTTCCAGAAATAAGCGAACAAGAATTAGAACGAATACAAAAAATGCCTGGTAACAGACAGTATGTAACTGGATGGGGCAATTATGATAAAAACACCGTACAGGTTATGTATTTTGAATACAAAACTTATGCTAACCAAGTATTTAAAATTAAAAAAACAGATCAAGGTTTAGAAAAAGCTTTAGAAAAACCAGACAGTTTTAATCCACCAATTAATGATGGATTTGAAAGAGTGTCAAGATCGATAGAAGTATTATACAGTGGCGCTAAAGTTTTAGGAGCAAATGAAATGTTAAAATGGCAGATGGCTGAAAACATGACTAGACCTTTTGCTGATACCACAAAAGTAGAAATGAACTACGCTATATGTGCTCCTAGAATGTATAAGGGTAAAATAGAATCATTAGTAAGTAAATGCATAGGTTTTGCTGACATGATACAACTAACTCATTTAAAGCTACAGCAAGTTATGTCTAGATTAGTACCAGATGGCGTGTTTTTAGACATGGATGGTTTAGCAGAAGTTGACTTAGGTAATGGTACAAATTATAATCCAGCTGAAGCATTAAACATGTATTTTCAAACTGGTTCTATAGTTGGTAGATCTCTTACTCAAGATGGTGAGATAAATAGAGGTAGAGTACCTGTTCAAGAATTAACTAGTTCTAGCGGTCAAGCTAAAATTCAAAGTTTAATACAAACTTATCAATATTATTTACAAATGATAAGAGATGTAACGGGTCTTAACGAGGCTAGAGATGGAAGTACTCCAGATAAAAACACTTTAGTTGGTTTACAGAAAATGGCAGCTAACGCTTCTAATGTTGCAACAAGACACATAAAACAATCAAGTTTATATTTAACTTTAAAAATTGCTGAAAATATTTCTTTAAAAGTTGCAGATGCTTTACAGTTTCCGCTAACTTCAGAGGCTTTAGTAAATTCAATATCTACATATAATGTTTCTACTTTAGAACAAATAAAAAAATTAAATCTTCATGACTTTGGTATATTCTTAGAATTAGAACCAGACGAAGAAGAACAAGCTCAATTAGAGCAAAACATTCAAATGGCTTTACAGCAAGGTGGTATTGACTTGGAAGATGTTATTGATATCCGTCAAATCAAAAACTTAAAGTTAGCTAATCAAATGCTTAAGATAAAGCGTAAAGAAAAAGCTAAACAAGAGCAAGTTAACCAGCAATCTAATATAAAGGCTCAAGCAGATGCTCAAGCAGAAACAGCTGAAAAAGTTGCTATGGCAGAAGTTCAAAAACAAGAAGCTATATCTGGATCTCAAGTACAACTTGAACAAGCTAAGTCGCAATTTGAAATGCAAAGAATGCAAGCAGCTTCTCAGATAGAGCAAAGAAAAATGCAAATGCAATTTGGGTTTGATATGCAATTAAAGCAAATGGAAACACAAACCATGCAAGCTAAAGAAGGAGCAATTGAAGACAGAAAAGATAACCGTAGCAAAATGGAAGCTACACAGCAAAGTCAATTAATAAGTCAAAGACAAAATGATTTATTACCGCAAGATTTTCAAAATGAAGGCGCGATTGGATCAAATCCAGGCGTTTAATTTATTAATTATTTAATTATATTATATTATGTCAGAACAAACAAAAACAAATGAACCTGTTAAACAGGAAGGTGAATTCAAAATTAAAAGTAAAAAACCTAAACAATTAACAAAATCAAAAGACAACGTAAGTAAAGTTGTTATTAATCCTAAAGAACCTTTAGTTGAAATTGAAAGCAATGTAACTAAGGTTGAAATAAAAAAAGAAGATGCCATTCAAATCGGAGAAACAAAAGAAGTGGTTGTGGGCGAACAAACCGGAAATAGCGCTAAGGTGGACGAACAAGTACCAGAGTCCAAACAGGCTACTGAAGAATTTAACCCATTATCCGAAGTAACAGAAGAAGAAGTTAAAAAAGTTACTGAAGAAGTTAAAGAAGCTTTACGTGACGAAAAAGTATTAGGCAAAGAACTACCAGAAAATATTGAAAAGCTAGTTAGCTTTATGGAAGACACTGGTGGTACTATAGAAG